AGTTTCTAACTGATGTGTCTTAGAACCTTCTACTTCTTCTCCATTTGTAAGTTTAAGAGTATAATCTTCTAACCAGTCACTTAAATAAATACGCACCCAACACTCAAAATCCATATTAGAATTTATACTGCAAGGACTTCTAGTTCCTCCACTCATTAAGAAAGATCTAGCTTTTTCTAATACAGCTTGTTGTTGAGCTTGTAATTCTTCTTTTGTAGTTACTTCTGTATCTGAACAAACTTCAGAGTCAAATATTGAATCTATAAAATCAGCTGTTTCATCTAAACTAGCAGAATTAGAATTGTAAGACTCTTGAACAACATCAATATAATATGATCCAGACCTAGAACCACTAACAGGTTTTTTAGTGTAGTTTACTGTATTATTAATATTCATTTTTATTAACCCACTTAGTTCCTATGACTTTGCCATTACAATCATTAGAATATACTAAGAGTTGTTTAGGAGCATTTAAAGTTCCTAAACGATCTCCTACTATTTTACCATCGTCACAAGTACTTAAAAGAGATTCTACACAACCTGGAAGTTCTATGTCTAAAGTTTCAGTTTCTATTTCACTAGCCTCATTATACCAACTAGCTATAACAGAATTTTTAAAATTTGATATAGAGAGTATTCCGCTCTCTAAATCTGTTTTCTTAAATTCCATTGTAAGAGTGTGTTCATGTCCTCTAACAACTCCATCAAAACTAAATACACAATAAATATTTCTATCTGCTACTGCATATCCATTTACTAATTTATAATTTCTATCTTTAACAAATATAGGTATTTTTTGACCAAGGGGATCATATACAGGCATCTTTGGAGTTAACTGACCATAAGTAACATTAAGTTCTAAAAATTCAGATTTACTACCTTCGAAAATAACATCAAAAGTTCTTCTTTGTTGATTTAACATTCCAGGACCTATAGATCCAAATCCAGTTTCTAATTCATAATATAAATTTATATCACTAGTATAAACATAAAAGTTTATTCTAACAGTAACAGTGGAACCAGTTATAATAACATAAGGACATCTTTCAGCTATATATGCTTTAGCTGATTCTCCTTTAAGAACTTTTGACATCATTCCTGAAACATCAACAGTACTTACTTCATCATAATTATCTGGTATTTCCTCCTGTTCCATTTTTAGCCAAATATCAGTTTCAGGATCACTAGAATTAGTTATTTGTTCTTTCTTTTGAAAGTTAGTTATTATACTAGTGTTCATTCATACACCTTTTGAGTACAGTAAGCTACATCTATATAAATATCTTCTGCTTTAGCTTTAGGAATATCATCATCTTCACCACCACTACTACCAGATCCTACAACATTTAATTGGCTTCTGGCAAAACAAGATTGTCCAGTTTCGTAATCATTATCTGCTCCATTTGGTGGATCTAACACTTCAAATCTAACCCCACCATCCCAAACAGCATAAGCAACTGATTCAAAATAGTTTTCCACTTTTGATACATCAGCATCTATAGTTATCGGATATCTATATCTTTTAGAAGTATAAGTTACAATTACAGTATAATAAATAGGTTTTGGAGTTACTAATTTTTCACCATCAAATTTTACAATAGGATTAAGTACTTCTCTTCCATATTCATCTAAAGCATTATCTTTTACTTTCTGAATACTTAGTACTGAGTGTATAGGAAATCTTGTAGATTCTTCAGTAGTTAAACTGAAGCTTACAGTTTCCATAATTGTATGATAAGTTATTAAAGCACCAAATATTTGTCCTCTAGTAACATTAACTGAGAATATTAGATCTTCAGGATAAGGAAAGGCATATAAAGCAGTATCAAATTGAATACCATTTTGTAAACTACATTTTATAGATAAATCAGCAGAATCATATATAGAATCAATGACAGCTTCAGCTATGTCAAATTTAGTTACTATATCTGAATGCTCAGGCCAAGGTTCTTGTGATAATATTACATTGCCCCCTGAAGAATCAGAGGGCTTTTTTGTAATATTAACTATAGTGTTAACATTAGACATTATGCACTTTGTCCATAGACTACAGTTAGATTGCTGTTATTAGCATAAGAAGTAGCACCAGCAGGGATAATTCTTTCAAGCCAAACTGATAAAGCAGAAGGATAGATTTCCATAACAATTGTATCACCATTTACATAAGTACCACCAAAAGCTAGGTAAGGAATAGTGAAACAACCATCTGCATCTTCATAATCTTCTGTTACATTTCCTGTAGCAAGAGTTCCTCTTTTATTGCTTACAGGAACAAAATAAGTTGCATCAGAAAAAGTAATAGTTACAGTTTCATGAATAGCATTAGAGTTATTAGGAACTACAGGATAATTAGTATCATCATAAGTTCCTGCAGAACTAGTAACTACAAAACTATTTATTACTGCTTGAATATCTCCAAGTTCACATACTGCTTCAAACTTATCACCAGCAACATATGTTCCTGTAAGAGTATCATCAAGATTTATAGTTTGTTGAACACCTGACAAAGAAGGTGCTCCTGAAATAAATCTAAATTCTTCATCACCACTTGTAGAATCTGGCAAAGCTTTATTTGTTATCCTTACCTTTGTACCGTTAACAAAAGCACCAGCCATGTCAGCATTTTCAAGATTAATTATAACAGTTGTTCCTGAAGCAGATACAATAGTAGCAGCTACATAGAAAACAGAATCATCTGTATCTGCTGCTGTATCAGTTAGAGTACCTTTCCATAGTTTAATCCTATCTCCTCCAGGTGTTACATAATCATTCCAGCAAAGAACGTCAGCAAGTAAAGCATTATCATCAGTGTCAACTTTTATGAAAATCTTTCTAAGAATATCACTTCCAGCTAACAACTCAGATTGCAATACATTAGGCCATACATTATTTGCTGAGGCAGTAGGAATTTGATTAGTAGACATACCACCGCCATTGGCAGAAGTATTGTTTACTACCTCAGATCTATAATATTTAATATTGCTAGATGCTATAGCCATTTTATACCTCTATTAATGTTATTGTTCCTGTGTATTTCTTTGTAGAACTTTTTGGTTCTTTAGACATAAATTGTTCTATGTCTTCCATACTAACTATTTTAACGTTATATACTTCTCCGTTATAATCCAAAGTAAGAACAGTGTCAGATTCTCTAAGAGCTTGTAGAGCGTCTAATGTATCTTGACACCATAAACCTTGCATATTATTAGTCTGAGATGAACCTAAAGTAAAAGTTCTACCTCCAGGATTGTTGTAAGAAATAAGATGGGAAGTACCATCTATAGCTCTTACTTGACTGTATAAAAAAGGATTTGCTTGTTCAACTCCTTTTAAATACATGTTATTACTTATTACTACTCCACCTAGAGTTATCATGAGTGATACCTTTCAATATCTTTAGACATTTTTCTCAGTTTCCTGAGATTAAGTTCATCGGCTTTTATTTCTGCTGTTTGTCCTCCTAATGTAAATTCAACTCTAGTTAAATTACTGGAGTTATTAGAATTCATATTAGGAACTATATAACCATTAACATTAGGTACAAATATCTCTGGTCTTTTTTCACCTACTATGTAAGGAGTTCCAGCTCTAACTGGACCACCAAACTCTCTTCCTTCTAACGAAGAAGAATTAGAAGTGGAAGAATAATTTCTAGTTTTACTAAGAAGTTCAATCTGTTTTTCAAGAGCAGCATTAGTTTCGTCAATAGATTCTTTAGACTTTTGACTTAACTCTATTACTTTATCTCCATATTTTATCCACGCTCTCTGAGTCTCTTCAACTCTTGTGTCAGTTTCTTTTAGAGAATCGTTAGGAGTACTTAAAGCTTTTTCAGCTACTTTGCTAAAAGTTACTAATTTGCCTTGATATTTAACTAGACCTTTTTCTACTTCTTCAACACCTTCAGGAAGTTTTACACTATTAGTATTTTCAGTTGCTTTAGCTATCTCATTATTTATGTAGATAACTTTATCACCGTATTTTATCCAGCTCTTACGAGTATTATCAACAGAATCACTAACAGCTTTATTTGTGTCTACTATTTTGTAGTTTTCATCTTTTGCTTCTTTAAGTCTTTGAAGAGCAGAATCTCTTTCTTGAACTTTCTCTGACTCTTCTCTTACTTTCTGAATACCTTCAAGCTGAATCCGGTAAAGTTCATTAAGAAGAGATTTTTGTTTAGAAACAGAATTTTCATCTACTAATTTCTCTCCAGTTCTATAAGCCTCAGAAAGTTTAAGGTAAGCTTCTCTTGCTTCGTTGTAATCTTTAGCTGCCCAACCATAAGCAGACTTACCATTTTGAGTAATTCTTTGCTGATACTCCCAACGTTGTCTAGCAGATTCTACTTCTTGAGCAGTAACTTTTCTACCTTCCAAGTTCATATCCTCAAGAAGCTTTTTAGCTTTCTCAAGAAGAGATACTTGATTTTCATAACCAGCAAGACTACCATTTCCTGCTTCTATTGCTTTTCTTTTAAGCTCATCAACAGTTGCAAGTATAGTAGAATTTGCTTGATCATCTGTCATTAATTTAAGTCTGATATCAAATTCAGTATCATCAAGTTCAGTAAGTTTAGCAGCATAGTCCTCTATCATTCTAGAACTTTCTCTAATTTCAGCATTAAGATTTACTAAACCGTTTCCACTTCCTCTGATTCTTTTTGAACTTACCTTATCTACTTCCTTACCAAGATCAGTCATTCCTTCTTTAGCTGCTTCAAGAGATGCTTTATAATCTTGCCAATCGAGTTTTAATTTCTGAGTAACAGTAGGTTCAATAACGGTATTTTTATTTCTACCTTTTGTCCCTGAAGTTACTGCTGTATTTTTAAATATATTATTAGCACCAGAAAACTTGTCTATCATTGCTACTACTGTATCAACTAACAATAAAATTAAATCTATTGTAATCTTTACAACTTTCTGAACAACAATAAAGAATTTTCTTACTATTTCTGGATTTTTAAACATCTCAATGAATTTCTTTGCAGATTCAGTGAGATCGTCTATAAGTTTCTTTCCTTCTTCAGATCTTGAGAATTCAGTAAGACTCTGAGCAACTGTTTCAACTACGTCAGCCATAGTCTTAAACAATCCATTACTTTCTCCAATGTCAACCATGAGCTTAGTCCAAGAATTTCTAAGTCTGGCCATAGAACCAACCATAGAATTCATTCTTTTCTCTGCTGCTCCAGCGTGCTGATTTAAAGCATCAAACAAAGCACTCTGAGTGTTTTCATCAAAGAATAATTGACCTTTAGATACTGTATCTACAAGATCATAGTAAGACATTTTCATTTGCTTAGCTAAGTTACGAATAACATCTGGAACACGCTCACCTAATTGTCTTCGTAACTCTTCCATACTCACTACACCTTTACCAGCCATTTGTTGAATAGCAATAGTAGCAAGGTGTAAATCATCGTCAGAACCACCAAAAGCAGAGATAGAGTCAGCTAAAGCTGTTACCATTTCAGTAGCTCTATCTATTCCAGCAGTTTGTAATTTAACAAATGAATCAGAAATAGCTTGAATAGAGAAAGGCATTTTTTCAGCCATATCCAAGATATTACCAAACATCTTATCTCCTAGCTTATCATCACCAAGAGCAGTACCTAGTAAAATTTTTGTTTGTTCTACTTCAGTATTTATCTTAAAGAAAGATCTTACACCTTCTTTACCTAATTCAATAATAGAAGATGTTACAGAAGATATAGCACTCTGAAGCTTAAGAATTAATCCAGCAGATAAACCAGCTACAGCACCACCTATAAAAGAACTTTTTATAGATCCAAACAAATTAGAGCCAGTTCCACCTTCAGCTTTCTTTTGCCACTTAATAAAAGCATTCCAATAATCAGCTGTTTTTCTTCTAGCTGCTTCTAAATACTTGTTATAAGAATTCCAATAATTAGCTTGTTCTGCTTGAGCTTTCTTTTGATTTGCTGCTTGTTCTCTATAAAATCTATTCCAATAAGCAGCTTGCTTATTAAGAGATTCTTTTGAAGATTTCTCTTGATCTGAATAGTAAGATGCTCTGTCTGCTTTTTGTGCTTTAAGCATAGCAGATAAAGACCTTTGAGCATCAATTTGTCTTTTATGAAGATCTCTAGTAGCAGAATCAATGATACCTAATTGATAAGCTTCTTTAGCAAGTTCTTTAGTTTTTTCTTTCTGAAGAACTATCTGATTTGCTAAAGATCTTTGAGCAATAGATCCCTGTTTAGTTGCTGCTACTATTTTTGCTTGTAGGCGTGCTTGATTCTCTATCTCATCATTAAGCTGAGATTCAAGATTAAGAAGAGTCTTAGCGTGAACAGTTATATCTTGAAAACCACTGTTCGCATTAAGATTTTTGAGAGTTTTACCTAGATCAGTAGCCTCTTGAGTAATGCGTTTTAAAGGTATTACTACCTTTTCAGCATTAGTAGCTAATTTGGTAAAACCGCTGTTAGCAGTAAGAGTTTCAAACTTTTTCTTAGCTTTTTCAGCCTCGTTAGTTATCCCTCTTACTGCTTGTTCAGCTTTCTTTTCATTTTTAACTTCAAAGTCAAGGACCAGTCTTGCCATGTTTAGAACCCTCGTATAGCTTTTTAATTGCTTCGCTAGCTATCAGTCTTACTCTTTCTATTGTATCTAGTTTGTCAGTGTCAGGTGAAAAGCAGTTATCGAGTATATAACCTACTGCTAACAAATTAATTGATACTGGTCCGGCTCCTCCTACTATGAACTGATCACTACAAAGTAGATAAGCATCTACTGCGTCAGTGTTGTATTTATGAATACCTGGAAAACACTCGGAACAATTAGGAGATTGAGGAGCCTTGATTTCTCTACAGAGATCACAAGGCGCTCTCTTAGTATCTCCAAACCACTGTCCGAGTTCTACTAGTTTCCCTGAGCTTTATTCTCCTCGTCGATTACTTCTTTAGAGAAAAGTTCACGCTCTTCGTCAACCCATTCAAAAAATCTTTTACGCTGTTGACGACCATCTTTCATAGTAATAATAGAGTAAGCTGAAGCAAGTTCAACATTCTTACTGTTAAACTCAAGATCTTTACCATCTTCGTCTTTAAGATTTCTCCAACCTTCAAGACAAGCTATAGCAAAAGTCTTAGTTCTTTCTGCATAATTAGTGAAAGAAACTTCACCATTAGCAATAATGCTCAAAAATTTAGACTCTATTTGAGCTTCTTCTTCCATAGAAAGATTTCTGATAATTATAACACCTTTATCAGGATCATTAGGAATGTATACTTCTTTAATTCTTTTCTTCGGCAGTTTCATTTTTGTCTCCATGGTGGGGAATTTAAAAATTAATTATTAACTAAGTGCAGACAAAGCTACTTGTCGCCACTCTCCATCTGCTACGCAGACATACAAAACATAACCAACAACTACCATAGTACCAGCTTTATCTGCTAATGTACCAGCACCAGCAGTAGTAGTACCAAGAGTATCTGCATCAAACAAGTTAGAGCCACTTGTGAAAGTTTCAGTTGTAGCTAATGAGTTTCCACTTGCTCCTGCATTTATTGCAGTAAGTGTAAGGTCATTAGTAGCAAAAGCTGCATCACAAGTTACATGATTATTTGGGAAATTAATATCATCATTACCAAGAATAGCGTCTACAATATTAGCTTGAGTAGTAGCAAGATCAGAACCAATATTGATATCGCCATCTTTTGCAGCAGTACCAGTAGCAACAAAGGTATAGGTTTTATAACCTATTACCATAGTATCGCCAGCAGTAGGTTGAGTAGCAACAGTAAGAGTACCCTCAGCAGCTACAGCATTAACAGGAGCAGCACTTGCTGTTACTGGAAGTCTTCGGCTTAATTCTACTGTTCCATTCTTACCTTTTTCAAGAGCAGGAATTGTCATGTCATTCTCCTAAAAAGCCCTATCCACCTGAACTCCCCACCAGAGAGAACAGGCTTCAAGGGCATTAGTTTTAATCAGTTAATATTAGTCACAAGTTGAAGTAAACTCAGATACCTCAATAGGAGTAGCTGCATGAAGTTGAGTAGAAGCAACACCAGAACCAGTAACGATACTTGCTACATCACCTACTCCAGTTACAAGAGTAAGAGTAGTTCCTGAAATAGCTCCAACTTTAGCATACAAAGGATCACCACTATTATGGTAGTCTATAATTACAACATCATCAACTTCAAAGCCAAAGTCAGCATCCCAATCAAGAGAAGCATGTTCAACAGTAGCACCTGAACCTGAATCAGCTGTAAAAGTAAGAGAAGCACCACCACCTACAGGAGTATGAGCAATAAACAGAATACTAGAACCAGCAGGAAGAATAGAGATAGTATTTTGATACAACTCGTTCTTACTTCCAACAGAAGGAGGAGAATAAGTACCAATAAGATACTTACCACCAGGATCATTAATAAGATCGAGAGCAGCAAAATCACAACCAGCTTTTAGGAAGAACCTAAAAGTAGTAATACCAGTTGAATTAAGAGCAGCAGCTTGAAGTCTCTGTTGAGTTTTATCACCAGGAACAAAGTTACAAGTGATGTCAATAGAGGTATAAGTACCACCAGAAGGAACTACCAAGTCAATACGTCTACCCATTTCAGATACGTTAACAGTAGACATCTCAAATCCGATAGGCAAAGTTAAACCAGTCAGACCTTTAATAGTTTCTTCTGTAGCCATAGCAGCATCAATAACAAGAGCTGATGCTTGAGCAACAAGAAAGTTAGTAGTTATTGTTTTCTTAGCCATGTTAATGTCTCCTTAACACTGAGATGTTTGTCCCATTATTGTAGTATACCTGATAACAAGGTGATGTCTGTACCAATGTTCTGTTTCAGGAGCGTTATACAACTCTGGATTATGGAAGGCTATACCTTCAATTTCTTTTGAATTAAATAAATCACTAAGAGATTTGGCTATTTCTTTTGCTCTCTCAGTTCCTGTATTTAATTTAGTGTTTATCTGAACTGTAACAATACCGTTTAGCAAATAAGTTTCTTCGCCCATTCCTGTAGTATCACTGTAATTTGTTTTATCAAAAACAGCTATCCATTCAGGAATATCTTTTGTAGCAAGGTAAGAGTTTTCTAACTTTATAGGACACTCTGTAAAGTTATTGACAATAACTGTCTCAACTACTTTCCTTATAACAGTGAAGTCTATCATTTTCTCCTCTTTCTAAGATTAGTAAGTCGTACATTAAGACTTCTTTTTATGGTAGTAATTGCATTCTTCAACATAAATCCAGGAGGACTTATAGTTGCTGAACCTTCTTCAAGATAGTCAATATATTCTACTATGTTACCTAATTGAATAGTATCACCGTTTCTTAAATCAAAAGAAATTTCTGGATAGTCTGGATACCCATAATGATTGTACCAAGTGTCTGGTACTGCTGGAACATCAGTAAAACCTTCACCATTAACGGATAGACTCCAAGAAAATCTAGCTCTACCAGTTCTTACTCTTGTACTAGATACAGCAGATACCCATCCTTTAAGCATAGATTGTTCTACTGCATCATTTACTGGTTCAATTATATCTTCAATAAACTCTTTATTTAAATCAGATATAAATTCATCCCAATTTCCTGAAACTTTCATTATTCACCAGGTATTAGTTTTATCGTACAAGAATACTTAGCTTTATATAAATCAGTTTCTAATGAATAAATATAATAAGTTAATCCATTATCAGCAGCTATAATAACATCATTCTCTTTTGGAGCTACTGTTAAATCTAAACCAGCAATAATAGCTACTCTTCCGTCTGATATATAGCTAGGCTCTTCTGCTGCTGTTTTGCTAATTTTTGTCCACTTTTGAAGAACTGAAACATAAGCTATATAAACTTCTACTGGATCTAAATAAGTATTAGTTACTTTTCCAAGTTCAGCATCATAAGATGAACTTACAAAAGATTTAAAAGTACTCTTTCCAATGTCTTCAGCAAACTTTTTTACTATTCCTTGAGCTGCTATTCTGAATTTTTCTTCTAAAGACATGTTACACCCTAGTAAGCTGTGCAGATTTGACTCTTGAACATTCAGTATTAATTAAAGTGTCAGGATAGCTCAGAGGATTTGAAGTAATACTTCCAGTTGTATCACTATATTTATAAGTTTCTTCTAACCCTTCAAGTTTTTGAGTATGTTGAGTAACTCTTCCCAAAGGAGTAGAATCAATATCAAGATCTGGAAATAAATTGCCTTTAAAATCTGCATAAGCATAATAGGAGCAAGATTCTTTTATAATGTCTGAAATTGTTGTATTGTCTGACCAATCAACATCTTCACAAGTCCATGAAGTTTGAATATAAACAGAAGCTCTTGCTATATAAACTGATTTTACTGAATCAGATAATTCTATCCAATCAGCTTTATTAGCCAGGTAAACATCAGCTTCAGCAGGAGTTACAATTACTTTATTTAAAGCCATTTTAAGCCTCGTCTACTATATGACCTTCAAATACTAAAGTTAAACTAGTTAGTGAACTAAGATCATCTTGAACTATAATTCCTAACTGTCCGTTTTGTGTAATTCTAATAGCAACCCCCATTTTCTCTTGACCGTTAAATGTTAACCTCCAAGAGAAACCATTAATGCCAAGAGCAGGATTAGAAGCAGTATAAGGAGTCCAATCATACCCAAGCATTGCCAAATCTTTATTTGTTTTAACATTAAATATATTTCTTGTATGATCATTTGTGTATCTAAATAAGAGTCCTCTTGTAAGTCCTCCTGTTATATCTCCAAACTTATTTAAATCAACAGCACTTTCACACTCACAAACAAGCATTATCCTTGTAATGTCTACAGATGAAGGAATGGAAGGGCTACCAGTTCTTAAATGAAAGTGCACTGGCGTAACACTACCATCTACTGCCATATTTGTATTATTATAAGTAATTTCACTTCCTACT